ACTCTCTTAAAAGCTTTTTCTACTCTCTTAGCTTGTTTATTAAATCCCTCTCTAACAACCTGATCTGCAAAAGGTAAATATTCTTTATCTATAATTTGTTTTATTTTTGGTCTGATAGCTACTGCCGCTTGTAGTTCTATAAGCTTACCATTTGATGTAGGTAAATCTCTATTGGCTAATGATACTACTTCTCTTTCAATCCTATCTAATGTTGAAGTCAAAGTTTTGTAGTATTTAGCTTCTGCAAGTTCGATTTGTTTGATTCGGTATTCTGTACTTTTTTGAACTATATCTGCCATTTTTTCTGTCTATCATAAAAAAGTTAAAAACTCAAAAAAGCTTTTTCTTCATTTTTTTTTGCCTACTGCTACAATACTTATTTTTTGCCTTAATTCACTTTGCTTACTTCTAGAGCATTTGTAAAAAGTGCGTATGGTATAATAGTGAATAAATAAAAACAAGGAGAGAAAAATGAAAACACATAAGTTCAAAATACCTAGCTGGTTTATACGACAAGAACTAGAGCATAAGGTTACTATAACTTATGAAAATGAATCTAAAAGAGCATATGACCTTTTGGATATTATGTTATCTAAATATTATAAGATTGATAGAAGAAAATCTTTTAATAAAATAGAGGTAACAGAAGAAGAATATCAAACTTGGTATGTGTACTTTCTTGAATACTATATTGATGATGGTTCAATATATGTTGGTTCAGAAGAAGAAAAGGTATCTAAAAAACTTTTAAGAAAAATGATTAAGTTTTTTGGAAAGCCAAACTTTAATATAGACCATAGAGCTGGAGCTAAACTTGCATTTGCAAGAGCAATGGTAGAATCAATGGGTAGTGAAAAAGCTGTTGAAGTTGCCAAAGGTATTAAAGGTCAAAGTATTAATTAAGTTTAAATTAAGGCGATCAGAAATGGTCGCCTTTTTTATATCTGTTCTTCTTCTACTTCTTGATCTTCTTGCTGTGGTTCATCTTGTGTAAAAGAACCGACTTCAGGTTTAGTATCTATTTCTTCAAAGATTTCATTTAGCTTCTCATCATTATCAACTACTGCTCTTGCTATCTCTTTGTCTATCTCTTTTGTTAGTGTAGCTGACTCAACTCCTGAAGCTTTAGCTTGTTGGAAGAACATAAGATCACTAGCATAATCTCTAATGTTAAATGAGTCAGGGTAATTAATCTCTCCATCAAAATTAACATTTTGGAATTGTGCGTATAATCTAAATATTTGTTCTTCTGCTAATTCTAAGTTATCTGCTTTTTCAGATAGTCTAGCATTAAGTAATTCAAATTCTGTTTGTAAAGCTATACCTGAACTAACTTGTGTCTTTGTAGTTCTTACTGCACCAATATGGGCTATTCTATTTATTGAATTAACTTTGCTGTCAATAGATTGCATAATTGAGTTTAAGTTAGAACCATTAGGTTGAAGTAGATATGGTTTTAAGTTTGGTTCAATCTCATCAGGCATTTCTATTATTGCACCAGCACCAGCAGAAGCATTAACACTTGGAGTCTTAACTAATGATGGGTGGTTTGATAATCTAATTAATTGTTCTATTTCTGAATACTCATTATAAATTGCTTTTTGTAAATCTGCTATGTCTGTTAGGTCTGATTGACCAATCCCTTTTTTGTGAGATTTGGAATTGTATAAAATAACTGCTGGTATTTTGCCAATCAGATTATCGGCAGTATCTATTATAGTAGGTTCTGATCTTGCTTCCATATATATTGTATCAATTCTATCAGGATACCAAACTCTCATATATGTTCCACCATCTCTATCTACTTCTTCTCTAACTTTTAAATAGTCTAATACATACTTACCATTAGGTTCTCTTTTAAAATTCCAATCTAAAACATTCTCAGGTGTTACGATTGAAACATATGGTCTAATATCTTGTTGTAATTCTTCTGCTCTTGTTCCTAATGTTAGATTCGGTTTATCTAAAATCATAAAACAATGACCATAAATAGAAGAAAAGTTTTGTGCTTGTTTGATTACGTTGTTAAAATTATTACCATCTAAATCTGCATCTTTCATAAATGTATCTAAACTTTGTTCATCTGACATAGACCCAAAATTTCTTGATGGTTTAACTCTAAATAAAAATGATGAATAAATTTGTATTACATTTCTGCAATGATTATCGCAAGGTGTGTTTCCTAATCTTTGATTAAACTCGTTATCTAATTCAAGATTGTATCTGTTAAGGTATTGACCAAGTGTATAATCATATCCACCATTATAAGATCGTATATAATATTCCCAATTAGAAACATTTTCTTTATAATCTTTATGTACTTCTATTGCAGTATCTCTTGAATATGCCATTACTTAATTGCCCATCTCTTAGGTTGTGAATATGGAATATTACTTGTGAGTGGTTTAATGTAATCTATTAAGTAACCTAAAGCATCATTCATATGGTCAAAACCTTGTTCCTTATCAGGAATATTTGTGTTTTCCTTGTATATCTGTCTTTGTAATCCTTTTATCATTGTTTTACAAGATTTAGAAACAAAAATATATCGCTTACCCTTAGAATCTTTTAGCTTACTATTAACTGCATTGACTCTATCTCTAATTGATGGGTGTTTATGTTTTGCTTTTACTTTGAAACCAGCATTTTGCAATATAGATAAATCAGTTTTACCACCAGCAGAAGTTTTACGTTGTCTTGAAGCTGGGTCAGGATAAACAAATACTTGTGCTTTTGCACCATACCTATCTCTTATCTCTTGGCACATTTCATCAGTATTGCTTGAATAAATTACTATCTCATCTACTACATAAACTTTATCTTTTTCTATTTGTGCAACACAAGCTGACATTGGATCTACGTTAAAGTCCATACCTAAATGAAATGGTTTAGACCAATCTATCTTTCTATCTATAACTGAATCAACAGGGTGAAAATTGTAATAAACAGAACCAGCATAATTTTCAAATGCACCCTCAAACTCTTGTCTAAAGGTTCTTATATCAACATCTTGTTTAGCTTGATCTAATTCTTCTTTTGAAACCATACCACCTTGAACAGTAGTATATTGAAAGCTAGACCATTGATTATCTTGCTTACCTTTAAGATACATTTCATAAGCCCAATTACCATAACCTTTAGGTGTTCCACACATTAAAACATTTCCTAAAGTATCTGATACTGATGCTCTTAATACTTCAAACCAAGTTCTTTTATCTATATCTGCAAACTCATCTAATATTAAAAAGTTTAATCCTGTACCTCTAAGTGCATCATAATGATCTGCACCTTTTAATGATATTGTACTATTTGTTTTTCTTATTCTAATAGTAAGAGTTGTCTCATTAATATCTTCAATCCAATTAAACTGATTAAGCATTTCTTTTAAATTAGACCAACATATCTCTTTAGCCATTTTAAAAGTAGGTGCTACATACCATATTTGCTGATTAGGTTGAGATGCGTATTTCATCATCTCAGTAATACATAGATAAGTCTTACCGAATCTTCTACCTGATATTAAAACTCTAAATCTTGCTTTTGACGAACTGACTTCGTATTGTGGCTTAGTTAATTTAATCTTCATATTAACTAGATAATAATTCCTCGCATTTAAAATTAATTAAAATTTTACCTTTATTTACTTCAGCTATTCCTAGTGATTGGTTTATCGTAAGTGCGTTTAAATATCCAGCAGTAGAGCAATCGTAATAACTATCAAATGGTATATTATTAGGCATTGGGTCAGAACATTGTTGATAAAGAGCCGAACAGATTTGCATAATTAACATATATTTCATAGCCAATTTATTATTCCCCAAATGCCAAAAATTAAATACATACACTCCATATACAATCTTGGCATTGCTTTAGACCTGTAAGAGTCATAAATCCAAATTGCACAGGACATTACCGATAAACACCAACCTAAAGATTGAAGATAATTTATTTTAAATGACGTTAATATTATTACACTAGAAAGTGCTAAAAGGAAACCACACCATCTCAGCTTTCGTATTGTACGATTCAATCTGACCATTATGTATCTCCATAATTATTTACTCAATGATATGATTCTTACAATCTTCTTAGCACCCATATAGATTTCTATTTCTGCTTCAAGTTTTTTACAGCTAAATCTTACGTTGTTTGGATTTACTTCTCTTTCAGCAAGTCTTTTAGATTTAAGGCAATCACTCATACGTTCTTTGTATGTGTGTTCAACTACATCACCTTTTAACAGTAATAATAAAGCTACAACAGATTCTATCATAATATTTTACCCTTATTGATGCCCTCTTTTATCATATATCTATGAGAGCCAAAGCCATTTATATTAACTTCTTTTTTATTTTTTTCTAGTGCTATTATTAAATCTTTCTTCTTTTCTAATTTAATATACTCTAACATTTTTCTAGTGAGTCTTTCCATTTGCTCTTACCTTATCTTTTAAATTCTCTACATCAGTTCTTAATCTATCAATATCTTTCATCATTCTTGATATATTAACTCCGTTGTGCATCATATCATCTACTCTTTTTGTAACCTTTTCTAAATCTGATATAGCTGATTCCAATATTAGATACTGTTCACCATCAATAGTCTTTTGGTCAGAAGCTTTAAGTAAATCACTATTCATTAATTCACGACTTGTTTCTAAAGACGTTAATCTAGATGTAATTTCTGTATAAGCAAAAACACCCATAGTAACACCAATAACGATAGCAATTAGATTCTTTAAACTGAGATCAATTCCTGAGTCCTCTCGGACTTTTAGCGGCTTCATTAATGATAACCTCTAGTAATCCAATCTATAATCTGTTTTAAAATCTTTCTAATCTTCTTCATTAAGGCCTTAATAGCACAAAAGCTTTTAGGATTAAACTTGATATATCGTATATTTCAAAGTGAGTTCTTCGTCTTGCTTAATGTCTTTTATGGTATGTAAATAAGACTTATTTCCTACTGTTATTCTTACACAATTTGGATTGTCTTGATGATTTATAAATCCACCTAATGGACTCCTGATAATCTCATCACTAATTATAATATGAGTAATACCTAGCTGAGTACCATCTTTAATATCTTGTGTAGCAAATAATCCTAAACCATTGATGCTACTTGGTTTGATTGTAAGGGAGTCAGGTAAAGGTTTGTAAGTCATTGAGGTTCATCTCCACCACAAATATAACCTATTACTTTCTTACCTTTATACTCGTGATAATAATGATTACTCATAAATGTTTTCTTTTTCTTTTCAACAGTAGTAATATTAGAATGAAACCAACTGCTACAACTGTCTTGTATTTCAAATGTGTCTAGCTTTACATCTCCACTAAATGTAAGATACAACAAGGTAATCATTATAGGTTTCATTATCTTTTGAAATGTCTTTTTCGCCACTTATTACAGACATAAGTATCTTTAACACCTCTAGTTTTCCATACACCACAATAATTATGTTTTTGTGAGTAGAGTCCACAATTACCACAGCTACCTCTACCTTGTGATGGTCTAAAATCCTGTGGCATTTGGTAAGGTACAAACTCACCATTAGGATAGAAATTACTTCTTTTTATCATCTTCTATTTTGTTTTTATAAAATAATTTAAGAAATGCTCGGTAAGCACCACCACCATTATAATCTTCTTCTTTATCAGCATCTTGTTTAAGCTTATCAATCATATTCCAAAACTCTTTAGCTTCTTTATCAGTTGTTGTCATCTGCCTTGTCCTCTATATCTTTTTTTTCTTGGTGATTTATTTTTATTTATTCTCTTAGTGTGTCGTCTTGGTCTTTTCTTCCTAGTTCTTTTAACATAATTACTGACTCCAAAGAGAGGTCTTTTCTTAGCCATCTACTTTTTCTGCTTCTATAATTAATGGTAAAGGTTCAACAATAGACTCAGTTTGGGTTCTATCTTTCATTCCAAGATAATTTTTAGATAGCCAAATTTGCATATTCGTATTATCTTTTTTAACAGCTTTATCCCACATCTTTTTTCTTAAACTAGCTTTACCTTTTTCTTT